GATAAGAAGGCATGTAAACAAGCAAAGTATGGAATCGGTGGCCATGATACGTTGCCCGAGATTGGTGGACTAACGATATTAAAATCAGAGCCAAGATTATTCTTTCTTGACGTGGATGGTAAGAGACTCGAGCTATCTACAGAACAATTACAAATGCCTATACAGTTTCAACGTGCATGCATAGAACAAATAGATTTTATGCCTCCGTTGTTTAAACCAGGGGATTGGCAAGTTTTGGTAAATAACTTGTTATCCACTGCAACATCAATAGAAGCTTCTGAAGAGTTGACTCTAACGGGTCAATTCAAAGAACTCGTAGAAACCTACTGCACTAGCCGTATTCGGGCAAAGTCTCCCGAGGAAATGACCATGGGTAAACCATGGACAGAAGATGACTTGACATATTTTACCATGAAAGGACTGCAGGAGTTTTTGAAACAAAGGGGATTTACTACCTTTAATAGACCACAGATCCAACAAAGATTGAAAGATTTAAATCATGATTCTAAATGTAATGGCATGAAAAAAATAAAAATGGATGATGGTAAGTGGAATAGCTTAAGGGTTTGGTGGGTTCCTAAATTTGAAACTACTGAAGTGGATTTATATGTAAATAAGGAGACAGATGATGACGAAATCCCATTCTAATGAAAAACAAATGGATAGGAGTACTACATTCCTAACGGGACCAGAGGTGTGTTCTTGGCTTAAGATATCTAAGTCAACATTATATCTTTGGGTACAAAAGGGTATGTTCCCTAAACCCGTGATGCTTGGTCTACCCGAAAAGAACGGAACATCTAGATGGATAGAAAGTGAAGTTCAAGAGTGGTTAGAGAAAAGACCAAGAGAAAAGTCTAATGGATGAAGAACTGATATTCGGACCACCAGGATGTGGTAAGACATATACTTTGATTGATATAGTTAAGGAAGAGTTAGGCAGAGGCACACCGCCAGATAAGATTGCATTTGTGTCCTTTTCTAAAAAATCTATAGAAGAGGCCAAAGATCGTATATCTGAACAAACTAAACTATCACTCAAAGATGTTCCGTGGTTCAAGACTCTACATTCAACTGGCTATCATTGGCTAGGTCTTAATGACTCTAACATGTTGACTCGTGCAGACTTTACAAAGTTGGGCGAGGAACTTGGAGTTATATTTGATGGTAATACTGCAAGATCTAATAGTGATGGTGTGCTTCTGCAATCTTTCAATAAAGGTAATCAGTATCTAGAACTTATTGGTAGAGCAGCCATGAGAGAAGTGTCTTTGGATGATGAATATAATGACAATGGCGATTATCAACTTAGCTATTCTTTTTTGAAAAAAGTGAACAAGGTATACAAAGAATACAAAAAAGAATATGACAAGCGAGACTTCACAGACATGATACAAGACTTTGTGTATCAAGGAACTGCGCCATCGATTGATGTGTTGATAGTCGATGAGGCGCAAGATTTAACAAAGCTTCAATGGTCAATGATTGATGTACTTAAACAATCAGCCAAACGTGTGTGGTACGCAGGAGATGATGATCAAGCTATACATGCATGGAATGGTGTTGATGTAAAAAATTTTATGAACTCATGTTCTAACATAAGGATCTTGGATCAGAGCTACAGAGTTCCAATTTCCGTGCATAGTATTGCAGATAAAATTGTAAAAAGAATTGATGTAAGACAGAAAAAAGAATGGAATCCAACAACACGTGAGGGATTGGTAGATTACCATATGAATTGGTATGATGTAGATATAGACGAAGGGTCATGGACTATCATGGCGAGAACTAACAAGATCGTTAGTAAGATAGAAACAAATCTACGTGATAATGGATATTTGTACGAGCGATTTGGTCAAGTGTCATTTGATAATCAGTACACACAGTTTATAAAGATGTGGGAAGATTTACGTGAAGATAAACCTATAGCCTTGGATATGATCAAGCAGTTCTATGGGTTTGTGCCAAAGCAAGGCAAGAATCAAGTGGTCAAAAGAGGATCGGCTAAGACATTAGATTATTTAGATCCACAAAGCAGTTTAACATATAACGAACTTGTGGCTAATCATGGATTGGTTGCAGCTAAGTCTATGAGATCTGAAGATGTTGTAAACATGTCAGAAGATGATCAGACATATAGGGCAGCCATATTACGAAGGGGAGAGGATCTAGATAAGCCTCGTATTAAACTATCGACAATACATCAGATGAAAGGCGGAGAGGATGACAATGTAATATTATTATCTGAGTCATGCTATCCTGCAGTCAATGCACCTAATCAAGATGATGAACATCGTGTGTTTTATACGGGGGTTACTAGAGCAAAGCATAACTTACACATAGTAGATTCATTTGGAAAGTATAGGTACATGATATGAAAAGAGAGAACGTGTTAGCTAAGGCGGGGCAACTTATTACGGGCGATAGAGCAAGGGATTATGGGGATGCCTATGAAAATCATGAAAGAGTTGCTACTATGTGGTCAGCAATATTAGGTATTAAAGTTTCTGTAAGAATGGTGTATCTTTGTTTATTGGCATTGAAGATTTCACGTTTAGTGAAAACACCTGGTCATACAGATTCATGGGTCGATATCTGTGGATATGGTGCACTAGGAGCAGAAGAGAAAGATGATAAGTAGTTATTTCAAACCACATCCTAATCCAACAATGAGGGTCATAAGCTTAGGCGCAGGTGTGCAATCTTCTGTAATGGCACTAATGGCAGAACGTGGAGAGATAACACCCAAGCCAGACTGTGCAGTGTTTGCTGATACACAAGCAGAACCCGATGAGGTTTACACACATCTTGAGTGGCTATCTACACAACTATCTTACCCAATATACCAAACAACTGCGGGAGACTTACGTAAAAGTATAACAGAGGGCATTAACATCAGAGGCACAAACAGAGATTATTGTGTAGTGCCTTTTCATGTCAAAGATGGTTTTGGTCGTAGGCAATGCACAACACAGTTTAAGATTGAGCCAATACAGAAAAAGTTTAGAGAATTACTTGGTGTAAAGAAAAATCACAAAGTTAAACCAGGAGTTATACTTGAACAATGGATAGGTATAAGTCAAGACGAGCTACAACGTGTAAAAGAATCTAGAGACAAATGGTTATACAATCGATGGCCATTGTTAGAACTAGGCATGAAAAGATATGATTGTCAAAATTGGTTTGCTAAACATTACCCAGAAAAATATTTACCACGATCTGCTTGTACATTTTGTCCATACAAAAACAATAATGAATGGCGACACCTAAGAGACAACGATCCTAAAGGTTGGGAAGATGCGGTGGCCGTGGATAAAAAGATAAGAACTACTGGCACAGATAAAGGACGTGAGCAATTTGTGCACAGATCCTTAAAGCCATTAGATGAAGCTGACTTACAAACAATGGAAGAGAAAGGGCAACTATCATTCTTAGATGAGTGTGATGGTATGTGTGGTATGTAATGAAAGATAAAAACACAATAAGTTTTTTAGAACGTATGGAGATGAATACGTTAGAAAAAGAATGGACAGTGCCTCAATCCTTTCCAGATCTTACTAATTCTAAATACATAGCCATTGACTTAGAAACATGTGATCCAAACTTAATGGAACTTGGCCCAGGATGGACACGTAACGATGGGTTTATCGTGGGAGTAGCTGTCGCAGCGGGGGATTTCGTGGGATATTATCCCTTTCGGCACCAAGGTGGTGGGAATATACCAGAAGAAAAAGTTTTTACTTGGCTTAGAAAACAGATGGATACACCACACATACCCAAGATTATGCACAATGCAATGTATGATGCAGGATGGCTCAAGTGGGCAAATGTGGATGTAAAAGGTAAGATTATTGATACGATGATTGCTGCTCCACTTATTAATGAAAACAGATTTAGTTTTGCACTAAATGCTTTGGGTCGTGATTATCTTGGCGAGCGCAAGGATGAAAAGGTGTTGAAGTCGGCAGCTAAGGATTTTGGATTAGATCCAAAGAAAGAATTATGGAAATTACCATCACAATTCGTAGGGACCTATGCAGAACAAGATGCAGCTTTGACTCTTAGATTATGGAATCACTTTGAGCCACTAATAAATAAAGAAGAGTTATCAAGTATATTTGAATTAGAAACAAGCCTTATACCTTGTGTGTTCGAGATGAGAAGTAAAGGTGTACGTGTAGATTTAGATAAGGCAGAGCAAACTAAAACTAAATTACTTACGATGAAGAAACAAATACTTAAAGAGATAAAAGATGATACCAACATAGACATAGAACCATGGGTGGCAACAAGTGTAGCTAAAGTATTTGACTATCACAATATTCATTACGATGAAACGGATAAAAGCAAACAAGCATCATTTACAAAAGCTTGGTTACAAAACTGTCCACATCCCATAGCAGCTAAGGTATTAAGACTTCGTGAATTAGATAAGGCGCACAATACATTTATAGATAGTATACTTAAACATAGTTATAAAGGTCGAATACATTGTGAATTGCATCAACTACGTAACGATGATGGTGGCACGGTGACGGGTAGATTTAGTTCTTCTAATCCTAATCTTCAACAAATACCATCAAGAGATCCAGAGATTAAGAAAATGATTCGAGGTCTATTTATACCCGAAGAAGGCGAGAAGTGGGGTAGCTTTGACTATAGTAGCCAAGAGCCAAGGTTATTGGTTCACTATTGTGGGGTCGTAAATAAAGGTAATCCCACTGTGGATAACATTATAGAACAGTATCAACAAGATGATGTTGATTTTCATCAGATGGTTGCAGATATGGCAAACATATCTAGAAAAGAGGCTAAGACAGTTAATCTTGGTATTATGTATGGTATGGGCAAACAAAAACTTGCCAACACTTTAGATATTAAACTAGAAGAGGCTAATGAGTTACTAGATACTTATCATCGTAGGGTTCCGTTTGTTAAACAACTTGCAGATCAAGTTATGTCACGTGCACAAAAAATGGGTAGGGTACGAACTGTATTGGGCAGATCATGTAGGTTTGATATGTGGGAGCCAAAGACATTTGGTTATAATCAACCCTTGAAGTTTGAAGAAGCTGAAAAGAAATATGGCCCAGGTATTAGACGAGCATTTACGTACAAAGCATTGAATAGATTGATACAAGGCAGTGCGGCAGATCAAACAAAGAAAGCCATGGTTGACTGTTACAAAGAGGGTTTAGTGCCTTTGCTTACAGTGCATGACGAACTTTGCTTTAGTATAAGTTCACAAGAACAAGCAGATAAAATTACAGAGATCATGGAACAAGGTCTTGAATTAAATGTTCCAAGTAAAGTTGACCAGGAGTTAGGTGATGATTGGGGCGAGGTTGGTTAGGTAGATATGTTTTCCATACGATCAACTAATCTCTGTGCTCGTTTAGTTACTTGATCATACCATTTGGAATTTTTCATCTCAGATGCAGCGGCTTTCCAATCGCCTTTGTTCACATTCTCACGCATACGCACAAATTTAGATAAACGAGGCCGTCCAAGATTAAACATCATATTGGCTATAATTAATTGTGCTTCTTCTGGTAAAGTATAAAAATTATCATAAAGGACTGTACACTCGTCTAACGTCACTTGTATATCCTTATCAAACAATTCATTAACACGTTCTTCTGATACTGGTGTGCCAACTGGTTTTCCATGTTCTTCATCCCATTCAGTGACAAGATGTCCTATACCAATCGTGGGTAGATTTAAATGATCAAGATATATGGCGTTAACACACCCCTCATCTCTTTTTAGTTCTTCTCTAAGTTGTTCTACGTTCATTGACTTCCTACTGTTGCTCTAGTTACGGGGTTTGGCACTAAGATTGGATTGACACCACCCGTTGATCCTACATTAACGGGTGGCTGAATATTAGGTATTTTTATGTTACTAACATCTGTGATTGCTTGTTGCACTGGTTGTGATACTTCTGGTGGTACATTAAACACACCTTCGTCACTACGGACTGCTTCTTGGCCAAGTTGAGCTACAGTTGAATTAACAACTTGAAATGCTTGACCTAATTTATCTGCACCAGGTTTTCTACTTGCTAATATTAAATTTAATACTGCGGGTTTGCGCAACACAGTAGACATTCCTAAATAAAATGCTGCAGCGGGTAAAGTTGCTAATGGATTAAGTAAAAAAGCACCTAAACCTAAACCTATAGCTATGTTTGGTGCAGACAATCCGCCTCTTCCAGCTAAAGGTTGATTGGAAACTCTTATCATATTATTGGCTAATTTAAACAAACCTTCTGTAGTTTCTTTACCAAGCATAGCATCTAAGGTTTCTACACCATAATCATTCAATACAGTTTGAAATCTTTTACCAAGTCGACCAGATATAAAAGCGTCTTTAAAGGCAGGCGAGTCTACATCACCAACACTTCTTAATATTTTTGATAAAGCAGCAGTTTTTACTTTATCTACTAGACCAGGATTAAACCCACCATATTCGGTTAATGGTATGTTGTTAACTTTTAAATTACCATTAACAAATTGTTTAACTTTCAAAGCATTTTGTTTTTTAAATAATTGTCCAACAATTCCCTCAGCATCATTAGCTTGTAGACTACGTAAAAAAGAATCCTCTTTGAAAGCCGCTTGATCTTTGACTGCCTGTTGCAGACCACGTATAAGACCAGGCATGTCACTTGTGCCAAATTGTGCTAATACATTTTCATCGAAACCCTCTGTGCCAGTTTGTCTTAACAACTTTGCTAGATTTTTTACATCTTTCGAATATCCCTTAAATAATTCATCAGCAGTTGTTCCAAGACCATCTATTTTTGCAGCTATTTTACTACCACTTAAAACATCTATTCCTTTAACTTTTGTGAGATTACTAGCATCATTGAGTTCTCTTTCAAACCAAGCTCTTGCTAAGGATTGTCTCATTGCATCACTTTGCTCTGTACCAACTCGTGTAGATAATTCTGTAGCTTTTCGTTTAGCTGCTTCAATCCTTTTTATTAAATTTGTTTTCTGTTTACCATCAGCAAATTGAGGAAGTAAATCTTCAGCTTGTTTAATACTTAAGGATCTACCGCCTATATTAATAGACTGTTTATCTAAAAATCTTTGTCCTGCATCGAAATCTTTAAACTGTGGTGATCCTCTAACTGCAAACAAAAATCTTCTTAAAACGCTAGGCTGATCAGATTTAACTAATTGATCTAAATACCTTTTTGGATCTAGTCTTAGTGACCCTTTTTTACTCTCAGCATAAATTTTTTCAACCACAGCGTCATCAAATCTATTAATACCTTTAGCATAAAACTCTCTGGCTCGTCTTAAATCTGTTAATCCTTTATTTATATTGGCAAGATCTCCAACTGTTGTTCGTAGAGTCTGTGCTCCAAAGTCTCCTGGGAATCCTGGTCGTAGTGGTGGTAAGTCTTTACCAAACTCAAATCCACCTTTACGTAACATTTCACCTATACGTTGTCCTTCAGCATCACTTAATGATCTAAGTGCACCTTTTGTTACTCCTAGATCCACTGGATCAATGTTGTTAACAATTAAAGCATGTGTGTCTTCAGCTTCTTCAAAAGATTTTTCTACCGCTGCTTTTAAATTTTTATAGGCACCACCCTTAGCTGCTAACGCAAGACGATCATCATATTGAAGATTATTGATAATTTTACGTAGAGTTTGTGCCTCTTGTATTGAAATTCTTGTAAATGGTAAAACAGCTTCTTTAGAAAGAAACCCTGGAGCACCTTGTGGGACACCTAAATTACCTCTGGCTTGTGCTCTTGATATGGCATTGTCTAGTATGCCTGATAATTGTGTGTCTTGTAAAACTTCTCTTTTAGGTAAAGTTGTAAGAATTTGATCATAGGCTTTCTTAATTTGTTCTATTGGAATAACTTTACTGTTAACTCCAAAGTTTTCTGATGCAGATTTAAATAATGCATCTGATGTTTCGTCAAAGGATGCTTTAGATACAACTAGATTAGATAAAGCCTCTTGACTTATTTGTTCTCCTCTTTTCAAAGGTTCTATTATAGCTTTAATACTATTTTCTATTTCTGTATTTAATCTACGAGTGGCATTAACAACTTTATTATCTACACTATCATAAATTTCACTTATATCTCTTTTAATAGACGTTTCTAATGTTTCTAATGTTGCATCATCTATTTGATCAAACTTTGTTAATTCTTTAATTACTTTTTCTAAATTTATATTAGCGGCTTTTGTGTTTGGAAATACACCTTCATAAATGGCTTGCAATCTTCCCATGATGGGTCTTAAATTTGGAGCAGCACCTTCTAATGTTGGACGAAATCCCTCATTTATAAGTTGTCTGCCTTCTGCTCTTACTAATTCTGCTTCTTTTCCACCAGGGCCTTTTATTAATCTACCAAATATTCTTGACAAGCCTCTTCCAAGTCCCTCACCAAAAATACCAAAAGCTCCTTCCATAGCAGCATCTCTTAAAACTTCATTAGATGTTTGTTTCTGTAATCCTCTTGCTGCCTCAAAACTTTCATCTAGTAATTTACCAGCAAACATAGACGCACCAACAACTGCAGCAGCGGGAAGAAAACCAAATCCAGACATAGCAATACCTGCACCGATACCTGCACCTAATGGTATTCCACTTTCACCAATAAAATCAGCAACGTCAAAACGTGACACACCCTCTTCATCAATTGATATTGGAGGTCCATCGCCAAGACCAAGTTTTTGTCTACCCACTGGAGTAAGTATAAATCTGCCACCAGGATCAACTGTGAAACCATCCCGTCCTACTTTTCTTGTAAGATACTCTGCTTTTTCAGATGGTAATTCTAAATTACCTAAAGCAGTTCTAAAACTAAAATCTTTAACACCCGTATCATAGTCGACACCAGGAAGTTTAAGTGCGCCAGTTTCACCCTCTTCAAAAGCTTGCATAGTGCTAGGATTAATTCCTGCAAGTTCGAGTTGTCTTCTATAATTTTCTATTTCTTCTGGAGAGGCAGTTGCTAAATCAATGTTAGGTGATGCTGGTCTTGATGGCTGACTAGGATCAAACTGTGGTGCTTCATCAGCAAAAAAAGTATTTAAAATAAATTCTTGTTCTTCATCAGTTGGCTTGTCACCTTCTATCTGAACTCTTTTAATACCATCATCTGTTTGAACATTTATTATACCCATTAGTTAAGCTTTCGGAACAAAGTATAAATTATCTTTTTCATTAAATGATAATGTTTTTGTTGTTTGACCTTTTGGAAGAGTACCACCTGGTAAAAATGTTTTACCTTGTTTCAATGGAGCAAGAATTTGTTGTTGTGGACTTCCACCAGTAAAAGTGTATGCACCAACTAGTTCGTTTTCTATTGCAGTCATTGCATTTAAATTTTCAGCTTGTGCTCTTCTAACTGCCCTCAAACCTTTTTGTAAACTATTCACAAATGTTTTTTGTGTTGTACCTGCTAATGAAAAATCTAATGTGCCATCTTGATTTCTTTTAATGATTCCATCGGATAAGAAACCTTGAATTAAAAATTCCACATCTCTATTGGATATTGAATTAGCTGATTGTGTTGAACCTAAAGTAACTTTAACAACATCTTGTAAAGCCGCTCTTAAATCATTAACTCCGATTTGTTTTGCATCAAATCCTTTTGGTGGTTTAGCTCCAAAAAAAGCAAAAAATTGTGAACCAAATTGTTTAGCACTAGGTCCACCACCTACTATTTCTGGTGCTCTCATGATTACAGATTCAAGTAAGGAACCTGCAGTTTCAGCACTTGATGCTTTTGATATTGCATCTGCATAATCATTTTTATATTTTCTTTGTGCTTCCGTTGTAAGAAATTTTTTCTTAAATAAATCTTTTTGTAAGTCATTAAAAGATTTGTTTTTAGCATTTATTGCTGCTTGATATTTAGATGCAAAGGTTTTATCCATAATGTTTTTTGGTAGTTTACCACCATTATCCATATAATCTTTGTTTGAAAATCTAAAGGTGTCACCCTCTTCGTAAGTAACTCCTTTGTATGTTAAGCCACCTTTACCAACAACAAAGTCTGTAAATGTTCTTTGATCTAATCTATCTTGTGCTCTTCTTTTACCTATTTCACCAATACCATATTGTAATGCTGCTAAGTCAACTTGTCTGTTAAAAGCATCCCTAGATTTTTTGTCTTTAATAAATTCATCGGCACCTTTTTCCAATGCACCTGCAATGTTAGTTATTGCATCTGGACTTTGACCCGCTGCCATACTGAAAAATATTTTTGCAATGGCTAAACTTTTATCTACACCTTTATACTCTGGTGCATTTTGTTTAAATTCTTGCATTAATTGTTTAAGTTCTGCTTGTTGATCTTGTGGTTTACCACTTTGTATAATTTCAGCAACTTCAGTAGCATCTTTAGCTTGTGGTTCGACCTTGTCTGCTTCATCAATTTTGTCTGCTTCATCAATTCCTTGTGCGACACCACCTTCTTGATCCAAACCTTTTTTCTTTGTGACATCACCCTCTGGTTTAACAAGTGGCAATTGTCCTTGTTGCATTCTTGTTTGTTCTTCAATTATCTTTTCTTGATCCTTTGACATGTCTGTAACAATATTAGTATCATCACTAATAATATCAGCAGGAGTTTTAGGAAAAGGTTTTGGACCTTTGGAACCCTCTGGTACTACTTTAGTAATCCGACCAGGCACCATCCCAATAGGTCTACCAAAATTTTCATAACCTGGTATATTTTGAATATTAGGTATTTGAGTAATATCAACACCTTTCAAATCTATATTACCCTTTCCAGTTTCAAGTTTTTTCTGAACACCAGGAGTCATCCCACTAAATGGTTTGAATATATTCATCAAGCTAGCCACACCTTTTGCAGGAGTATCTATCAAAGTCTCAGTAATTGATTTACCTAGCTGACTTACTGCTGCTCCACCAGGACTAGTTGCTTCTTCTGGTTTAAAAAGTGTACCTCCTAAAGTTTGATCTTTAAATTTTGGTCTATTTAATCTTTGTTCTGCTATCTTTTTTATATCTGATCCAGATAAAGTAATTGTTGGTAATCTATTTTTTGACACAATTCCACCAGATGGATTTCTTGAGCTTGTCATGACATTTGGGGAGTTTATAAGTCGTCTTGCTTGAGTTGGTGAATACCCTTGATCTAACAATTTGTTAAACTGAGACTGTCCAAATAATGAGGACGGAAAAATTGATCCACCATTACTAAAATTAGCAATACCACCCATAGCATTCAATTTGTTACGAGCGTTGCGGTTAAACATTTTACGATTCATAAAACTCATTTAAATAAACCACCTAGAAGACTACCAAGTCCTCCTCCTGCTGAACCACCACCAAAGGCTCCAAGAAGACTAGCAAAACCACCTGCTAATCCACCAATTTGAGATAGTCGGCTAGGATCGGGAGTCGTAGTTGAAGTTAGTGTTGATTGTGTTGATGGCACACCTCTAAAAATATCTGACATAAATGACAATCTTTGATAAGGTTCAAACTGTTGTTGTAAAGATGTACTTCTTAGGGCATCTAGTTCAGCTTGTTGTTGTCCTTGTTCTATTCCACCTAATTGTGATAATAAATTAATATCTCTTAATTGTGCTGCTTGTTGTGCTTCACCTAAACCTGCAGTTGCTATACCTGCTTTTGTAAATAACTCAGATGCTTTTTGTGCTCTATCTTGAGCAGACTCAAAAGCTTGCGCTCTAAGACCAGCAGATTGTCTTGCAAACGTATCAGAAAGATTTCTTTGTAATTCTTGTTCTGCTATAGCTTGTCTAGAGCCACCAAAAGCACCACTTTGTATGGCTCCACTACCTATTCTTTGTCTTTCAAGATCACCTTGTCTTTGAATATCTTTTAAGTTTTGATCTATAACTTGATCTACAAAAGGATTCATAAATGCATCACTAGCACCAGGCATTAACGCAGCTATGCCCATGCCAACTGTATCTGCTCCACTTTGTAACAAGTTTTGAAAACTACCAATACCCGCTGCTCCACGTTGAATTGCAGCTAGTTGTAAAGGTGTTAGACCTGCTATTTGAACATCTGGAAAATCAACTGGTTGTGTTGCAACTGTACGTGTATCAGCTAGTAAGTCGTCAATAAATTTTTGTTGATTTTCTGGTAATATGGTTTTTGATTCAACTGTTTGTACTGCCATTATGCCATTCCTTCAAACTTGTCCATTAGATCATACATTGTTGCTATGCCTTTGTCTATGTTTCCATTACCCGCACCTTTCACGGCCTTTTCTGTAAAAACAAATTCGTTATTAGATAATGCAGCACGTTGCACTGGTTTACCATCTTGAAATATCATTCCTGGTATACTGTCCGAGGTCCCAGTTCCAGGACCCTTTATTACACCACCAAACTCTGGAGATCCACCATCCATCAAAGCACGGATACCACCACTATTAGTTGGCGGATTCTTTTTAGCCATAACTGCATCTTCAAGTTCTTCAATAGAACTATAAGCCATACCAGTATTCGGATCGTTAAAATTTAATAAAGCACTTATTCCAGTCTGCATCATGTCTTTACTTTAATTGTTCCATTATCATTAAACAAAGCACCCGCCTCTAAATTAGTATCATCTGTCGGTAAATCAGTCAAAGTAATCTTAGTGCCTCTAAGTTCACCAGGATTTTGCAATTGTGTTAAAAGTTGACTTAAACTTCTTACCATTTCACTAAAATATTGTGGATCATACTCATCTGGTGGCAAAGAAAAATTTGGTGGTACAAGTTGCCTACTCATCTATCTCCATCCGCTCTTATATCAACTCTTGGTGTGCCAAACCTCCAATGAACTTTCGGAGTTGTGCTTTCTACTCTAAGACCAAATGATCTTCCACGCAATCTTAAATGATTTAATTCTGTAGAAGAAGTTATAGTATTTGTAGATGTTTTAATAAATCCACCTGCGGGACTTCTTTGTGCTTTTAATGAAAATATTGCTTGTTTATTATCATTACTGATACCAGCATCACTATTATCAAAACTTACATCTGGTATCATTCTTCTTAAAAATACAAATTGATCTCCATCTTGTATGTCAATTGGACTTGATTCGATAAATGATGTAAATGCAGTGCCATCATTATCGTTACCTTTTTCGTGACTATAAACAAAATTAGAATCTGTTGCCATTGGATATTGATATACTCCACGATCTATCCAAGCACTTCTTGCTAAATTGCCAACATACCAAATTTTTTGATCATAATTATAAACAACATATTTATCATTTTCATCGGTGCCACCATTTAAAGCAGAATTAGTATTAGATGGATAAAACCAAAAAACTTCGCCAAAAGCTGAGTTTACACCTGCAAAAACTTTATCTGATTGTGTTTCGTTAAAATCTTGAAACACATGATCTCTAACTGTGCAAGGTATAACTTGAACACGACCATCATAGATATAAAATCTATCGTAACCCATCCAATAAACTGCGTCACCTACTGCAACTGCTGAATTAAATCCTCTAACTGTTATAGCACTTGCTAATTGATTAATACCAAAAGTAAATGGAGGTCCTATAAATTGCATACTATGCACAGATGAATCTGTTAAAACGATCATTTCTCGTCTAGTTTTTACGGCAGTAATAATTTCTGATCCAGAACCAATTCTTAAATCACCAGCGGTATTTGTAGCAGTTGGTGTCCATAAAAATGGATTTTCTTGTGAACTAAAACGAACAAGCATCCTATCTTGCACTGCCTGCCCTATTGGATTTGCGCCAAAGCAAATTACATGACGATCTCTTTCAGATACAATTACTTTACGAGATTTAGTTGGTGCAGCATCTGATAATTCAATTAAATTTTTTGCTCTTGCACTAGTTCCAAGAGTTTTGTCCCAGTAAAAAACAAAACCATCTCTTTGATTGATTATTAAATCTTCACCAAAATTATCTTGTGACCAAAGTCTCAACGTGCCACCACCTACCAAATCAGTTGAAGCTGATCCCCAACCATCTGCACCCCATGTACCCGCACCCCAACCAGTGCCTGGTACAACTGTATTAATGCCTATATTTAGTTGATATTCAGCATCTGCTGAACCTGCACTGGACAAAGCAGCTGCAGCATTTACAGTGTTTCCATCAGAATCATTTGGAATAGTTATGACATAACTATTGTCATTAGTTATAGATGTTATAGAAAACTCATTATTTAGTTGAGTATTTAAAGAAGTATTACCAGTTGTAGCATTACTAAATGTTACAAAATCTCCTTCTAAAGCTCCATGCTCTGTGTCATTAACAGTAATACTATTGCTATCAGTTGCAGATGTAAAAGTTATTGCCATATGTTAATCACCTACCACCACAGTCGATTCATTACTTATTTCTACAATTACTGTTCCAACTGCACCAGTACCAAATAAATTCGCAGAAGTAGGAGGAGTGTTTATAGTGACTGTTCCTAACTCTGTAGTTCCTAATATTCTTAAATTATTTTCTGGGTTAGTTGACTTAACTGGATAAACAGACTCAATAACAACTGTTCCAACACCACCTGTACCAGTACTACCTGTTACATCAAATTCAATTGTCTTACCATTAATATCAAATACAACCTTTCCGCCAACAACTTTTCTTCTAAGCGGTGTTATATCTTTAAAACCTTCAGATTCCTCTATGTAAAATTTAATCTGTGTCCCAAATCCAAGATATTTGTTGCCCTCTAAATTTGCCCACGCATGTAATGATCTTGCAACTCCTAAAAATGTATTACTTGAATATTTTTCCCATCCACCAAGTTTTTCTGGGTAACCAAAACGAAAACGAATCAGATCGCAATCATTCCAACCACCTTTGTTAGAATAAGATGTTGTTTCTTTGTTAATACCAGGTCTAAATTTTAAAGATGTAATAGGCATAACAAGATTTTATATTAAAAAACGTGATTATGCAATATTACTAACATGATCAAAAGAAAAAGTATAAATCACCAACTCTTGAAAGAATATATTGTCTCATTCTTTTGAAAGCAAAATCTAAATCATTTAACAAACTTTCAATGTCCTCTGTGCCAGTATAAATTCTTAAATACTGACCAGATGGTACATAACTTGAATTTAATTTTCTACTTTTTGAAATATCTGTTGTTGCTAATAAACTATGATGTCCCCCCCACGAAGTGCCTATTTTAAATATCTTACAATTGTTTACTAATTCATTAATAGCTTCCTTAGAAATATTATCTTTAAACTCCATAGCAAATACACCCGAAGCACCTTTAAAATCTTTTTTCCATACTTGATAATCGGGATGATTTTCTAAAGCGGGATGAATAACTTGTTTTACTTCTTCTTTAGTTTCTAGAAAATTTGCTACTTCAATACTGTTATCAGATGATTTTTTTAGTCTCATTGATAATGTGTCTAAACCTCTAAGAACTAAATAAGCATCATCAGAACTAACACATATTCCACAGTTTCTGCACCATCTTTGTAATTCTGTTAAATATTTTTTATTAGCTAACGTCACGCCCATTAATACATCTGAGTGACCTGAAGCGTATTTACTTATAGCTTCAATCACTATATCAGCACCAAATTTAAATGGATTTAGATATAAAGCAGTTGCCCAAGTATTATCCACAATAGATTTTACATTACGTTTTTTACAAATATCTATTACTTTTTTTATGTCTGTTATTTCAAAAGTATATGTACCAGGACTTTCAACATAGATTGCTTTTGTATTTCTTTTTATTAAAGTTTCTAATTTTTTTAAATTTCTTGGATTGTAAAAAGTAAACTCTATTTGTAGTCTAGGAAATTCTTGTTCAATGTATCTTCTTGCAGATTCTAGTATGCAGTCTGGTATTAAGATATGATCTTTTGATTTCAAAACTGACATCAATGCAGCAGTAATAGAAGTCATACCAGAGGGTGTTAAAACACAACCATGCGCCTTATAAAGATTGGACAAACGATTAATTAATAAATCAGTTGTTGGTGTTCCGTCTCTTCCATATCTACTCTCAGTTCTAAAATCTTCCATGTTAGAACTTGTAATTGTAGTTGCTCTATGGATAGGTGGAGACAATGTATTCATGGAATTTGCACATCTACTTTAATATTACCTGAACATATAACACTATCTCGACCAAAAGATCTATGTGGTAACCAACCAGGAAATAATATTATATCTCCTTCTTGAACTATTATCTCATGTTCTTTGTTTTCTGCTACAAATAAAATTTTTCTAATATCATCACATTTTAAATACCAAACAAAACTATAATATCCTGGTGCAGATCGATGTGTATGTAATTCAAAATGTGTTTGTTCTGTAAATTCAGTTACCCACAGATCTAACATATTTATATGTTTTGGATATTTTGCAATAGCGTCTCTTAAACTAGTACAGTAATGAGTGCAGTCAACAAACAAGTCTAATAATACATTTGCAAGGTATGGTTTAATATATTTATCTTGTATTTCTGTAATTTGATGCAAGTCCATTTTACTAAAAAACTTTGGTTCAACACAAGACCTTACTTTATTATCTACTACATATTCATTCTGTATCGGATGTTTTTTAACATCATCGATAAAAGACTTGTTAATACTCTTTGTTATTTTACCAAGAGCTATTTTTGTGGGTGTCATTATTGAATATACTGAGTTCATATTGGATTACCTTCTTTGTCTATAATACCATATTTTTTATGTGACTTACATTTAGGACATATATCACAAGTCCATTCACCTGAGTTACAACTTCTAACTAATTTTTTTAAATCCATTTCCAAAAAATCCCAAGATTCTTTTTTGTTTTTAAAACTGTCTATTCCAGTTCCTTTATAAATTGTAGCTGGGGTACAATAATGAATGTCTCTATTAGTGCCTCTATTCCCTACATCCAAAAAATATTGAAAGTTTTCGTGAGTAAAATATCCAGGATAAGTGCCTAAACCATAAAACTCATCAGGATTGTATCTATCTCTTAAAATATCATCTGAAAAAGTAAAATGTCCTATCCACATTTTTTTTATTCCATAAGTATTACAGAACTGAGAGGCAAAAAAAGCACCCCATTGATTATCTGAACCAAAATAACTGCGTTCATCATGTTCATCTAAAGTTGTTAATACAGTGGCCTGTGAGTATTCAAAGTCTCCGTATTTTTCTCTCATATATTTTAGAACGTTATTTGCTGCAATATTTTGTAATCTAATTCTAAGTTGAGCTCTTTTTGCCCAACCCATTTCTATATATAAAACTCTTACTTTTTTCTTTTCTTGCAAAAAGTGTTTTAACAACACTGTACTATCTATACCTCCAGAGAAAAGTAGTAATTCTGTTTCACTCATTGAAGGTCAACCCTTTGGGTAGTTTTCAGATGCAAAAGTTGGTAAAGAGTTTGGTCTGTCTCTGATAAAATCATATCTCGGTCCAGCACCAAAATAATTAATATTAATTGTTATCCTATACGGAACATTGGTTGGAGATGAACTTGAATGAGGCGTTGCTGCGTTAAAAACAAGTAATCTGTTTTCAATAGCTTCTATTTCAGTACCATCTGCCATGTATGTTGGAGCATCACAAGTAGTTACATAAAATAAAGCTCCTTGATGAAACATCTCATAATCAATATGAGGAGCATGTATATTATGATCTCCTGTCCTAACATATAAATTAGCTTTGATTCTCATTAGAGCGTTGATGTGTATTTTAGATGACAAGTTAATAAAAGGATCAATGTTAACGTCATTTCTCCATTGTTCTTTAGCATAATCTTGAACACTAAATATTACTTTAGCAAGATAAAAGTCTTCATTGGAGGTATCATGCATGTTTATTTTTTCACTCACGTTCCAACCCATTCCTGAAGTCATATAATCTTTTAACAAACCAAATTCTTGCAAAGGAAGAAAATTGTCCCAAACGGCATAATAACATTCACCATAAGTGTTATGTTCTTTACAACTTTTTAAAAATTCATCTTTGTTCATATTTATTCCTTCTATCTAAATGATGGACCAAGAAACCAACTAACTAAACTATACCTTATACCTTTAGTAACTGGTTGTACTCCATGATTTAAGTAAGATGGAAAGAAAACAACTGTGCCTTGTTCTCTTGCATCTTCTTGTACAAAATTTTGTTTATCGTCTGGAAACTCTAATTGACCACCTTCATAATATTCAGGTGGTGTAAGTTGTGCAGACATTGATAGTTTTCTAACTGGTTGATTTGGCGGGTTTTCATAAAAACCATCAATATGTGGTTTGTAAAAACCTTGATTTTTTTCATCGTATTTAGTTAATTGAAATGTTTCTGGTTCTGTTAAAGTAAATTGATAAAATTCTTTGTTAACTCTATCTACTAATTCAAGTATTGGTTTATATATTTCAAAATATTTAAGGCTACCATTAAAAAAACAAATTTCACTATCCCTTATTTTTTTGTTTACCTCGCCTACTCCAACACTACCTTTAACAACCATTTCATTTTTTTGTAATTTAATTATGTTTTCACAAAATTCTGAAGATAGTGCTTTTTTTGCTACAATTATATTTCTTTTCATTCTGTGACTGCCGTATCACAATACAAATCTGGTCTTTTATCATATTGAAATTCTGGATAGAATTGTCCATTTTTTTCAATATAATGAAGAAAGACTTGACGATGCCAATCATATTGTAATTCATGCCTCCAATGTTCTTGAGTGCAACCATTATATATAACACCCTCACCTATATTTAATTTAAAAGTTTTGTCCTCTACATTTATTGTCCACAAATCTTCTTTGTGAGAAGCATCTATACAAAGAGTTACACTCACTTCACAAGATGGTCTATCTTTGTGAGGTGGACAGTCTTGTGTTTTGTAATAAGTTCTCCAAAAAGAATAAGTTGGCACTAATTCTTTTCCGTAGGCTTCTTCTATTTTTGGTTTAATAAAATTAAGTAAATTTTCAAAAACTGGATCAGCATATATACTTTTTGATCCAGCAAACATAGGTTCTTTAGTTGGTTGTATTTGATTCTCTACATGTGCCATGTGCATAGACAAGCATCTAGCATGGTCTTCTTCTAACAGCTTTAATTTTTTATTTATCATTAATTACCCCTACATGAGATAATATAGGAAGATATAGTATAAAACAAGTTAAAAGATAATAAAATTAATCCCAAGGGAAAGAAGCTGTAAAGTCACCATCAGAATTAGTTGTACCTTTAGGAGTAGAACCATGAACTTTCTCTTCAAAGTCAATACCAGCCTCTATTTCTGCTTTTATATTAGCTAATATCGAAGAATCTACTCTGTTTTCAACCCATGTCTTAACATTTGCTTCTGTAACGGAATTATATGCAGTAAAGCTACTATCTATATTGTCTACATTCATGTCTAAATCAAAAATACTTTGACCAGATATACTACCAATTGTTTCACTAGTGCCAGTTAATGTTGCTTCGACTCTTAATATAGCGTCTTTATAAGTTTTTCCACTTTTTGTAATATCTTTTGTGTACAATTTATCTATTGTCCAAGCATATGTTGCCATTATTCTGTACCTCCTGCGACTGTACCATTGTTTGTAAAAGTTACGTTTGATATACCTTCAATATAGTTTCCTGCTGCTCCAACAGAGCCATCATTACCTCCACTAGAACCACTGGTTGTTGAATTAGTGCCAGCAGAGCCATTTTGACCCTCACCTCCAGCTTGACCATAACCACCACCAGTACCACCATTACCACCAGCACCACCATTACCAGCTTGACCTGTTGATCCACTTGATCCACTAGCACCAGAGTCTCCTCCAGGTTGGTTGTTAAATCCTCTACCTAAACCTCCAGCACCACCAGCACCACCACTGTGTCCAGATACTTGAGTTTGTTGTTGTGATGATTGTGGAAATTGTCTGTAAATTTCGTACCCTATTGATTGTCCCCAACCCTGTAATTCCATAGAAGTACCAATAGGATTAGAAAATCTTTGACTACCTCGGTAATAAGTATATTGACCTTGAGTATATGATGAAGCAGGATAAGGTACATTTACATTGTTGCCTGGACTTGATCCTCCCCATCTATATCTTCCTTGTTGAGTGCTATTAGTTGCTGATGCATAAAGTGTTAGAACATTAGATACTGGACCTTGATATGGTCCAGGTGCACCATTTAATCGAACCCAATATTTAGCATTAGGACTTCCTTGTTGATAAGCTGGACCTTCTTGACCAGTAGTCTGCTGCTGTTGTTGCTGTTGAAGATTACCACCTTGACCTCCTCCACCACCACCAGAGCCACCTCCACCTCCAGCTAACATACTTCCATTGTTAACTAAGGTTACGGCTACGGAAGCTTTGAAAGCATCACCACCAGCAGAACCATTACCTCCAGTTCCACCATTAGCACTTCCAGCAGAACCTCCTGCTCCTCCAGCACCAATAATGCTTCCATTGTTTGTAATAGTTATTGTCCCTTGTCCACCACTATCTGCCTCAAGAGCATATTCAGAAGTGTTATTAGTTCCTAAAGTAACAGAAGATGGTATTACAACATTTTTTGGATAATCTACTTGATAATCTGTAGATCCAAATAAATCTGATAGATTTTGGTCTGTAGCTCCAGATGAATATGTAAAAGTAAAACCTTTACCTTGATCGTAAAAATCACTTACATCTATTGCACCACTTTCTGGAACATTTGCAGCATCATTAACAGCAGGGTTAGTAGGATGTTTTGCCCTAATGTTTGAACCACCTCTATAAAGATCGCCAAGACTGATAGAACTTGAACCACCAACAAACTCGGTCCTTAACGCTGAAAACGAAAGAGATTGTCCAGAACTTGGTATCGCCACCGATTAACCTCCGTTTATAATCTGTTGTTTTAGCTTTTCAAGTTGCAATCTATTTGTTATTACATCATTGCTTAGTTCTTTTATAGCTTCAATTAAAACAGATGTTAATTTACCATAATCTACAGATTTTGTTTGCATGTCATCATCTGCTGTCATAACAACTTCTGGTAAAATAGCTTCCATATCTTGTGCTAAAACACCAACTTGAGTTTTTGCATTTTCAACATCATTTCTTTTGTAGTAAACACCTTGCATTGCCATGACTTTTTGCAAAGCATTTGCTATTGGTTCTATATCAGTTTTGAGCCTTTTATCAGAAAAAGCAGTAACATCGTTGTTAAATGTTGCAGCACCTGCACTTGACATATCTATTGTTAAAGCAGTGATTCCAGAACCACCATCATCACCCTTAATTATAAAATCTTTATCTTGAACTTTTGTTTCTATAACAAAATCACTACTTGAATTTGTTAAGTGTGCAATAGCTGTTCCACCATCTTTGAATATTATATCAGCACCATCTGCATCAAGTACAATATCTCCAGCAGAATCAAGTGTAATCGGGTTTGCTGCTATTGTTACTCCAGTTGTGCCATCATGTGTTAATGTTACATCATTATCAGCACCCATGTTTAATACAGCAGAGTCTGAAGTTAGACTTAAATCATCTTGAACTTTAAGATCAACAACAGATAAAGAAGCAAAAGCATCAGCAACTGCTGCTCCACTCCCTGCACCATCTAAATAAACTGCTTTAGCATCTCCAGGAGGAATAGTTACATTAGCTCCACTCCCTTGTGATATAATTATATTTTGTGATCCACTTGTTCCGTTTTCAATAATATGCACTCTTTTCATCGTATTTGGACCGATAGTGATTGTGCATTCTGAATCTAATGTACCAGTATATTTAATATACATCGCTCTACCAGCATCTGATGATCCATCTGCTATGGTGGTTGCATGAGTGTCTGCATTTGTAGTTATGGCTTCTGTCCCAAAACCTAATGCTTCACCAATTAATTCTAAATTTGTGTTTGTTGATGTACCCCAAGTTCCAGATTCGTCACCTGTGGCTATCTCTTTTAATCTAAGATTGTTAGTATATTCTGCCATTTATGCCGCCTTTTCTATCCAATTAGCCACTTGCGTGGGTTCAATTAAACTATAAACTTGTTCTTCACCAGTTGCACCAGTAGCACTAACTCCTGTTAAAGATAGCACACAAGACCCTAATTGTGCAACTTTATCTGAAGAAATATCTGCTCCAAACAAATTAGCACCCTGTAATGATTGTGTAAGTGAGGAAGTTAATCCTGCTAATCCAGACACTACAGGAGTTACACTAATAATTACTGTTTCATTACCTAATCCAGTTGTACCAACAACAGTAGTAACTGGTGCTCCAGTTGTTGTCAATAAATCGTAAACAATTGGAGTGTTAGCAGTATAACCCATTAAAGCATGATTATAACATTGATAATGTAAGGTAGGTGCTTTTTCTGGAACTGTTATTAAAACATATCTGTCTGAAGCTGAGTTAAAATTGCTTACATATTCATTTCTAGTTTGTTCAACACCATCTAAGTAATAAGAAATACCATTTGTGTATACTGTATTTTTAGCTGCATCTTCATAAAAATTAATTGGATGACCATCATTACTACTATGACTTTGATCAAACTTGTAGGTGTTACGCTCAAACAGATCCAACTCGACATCTGCTGTGGCAGTTGATCCATCAATTGCGTACTTGTTAGTTGATCCTTGATTGTAATATGGATGATCAGATGGATTTCCAGAAACGACAGTAACTGTATAAGTTATTGTTGTGGCAGAATATCCACTTATTAATATAGAAGCAGAGACACCAGTAGGTGAGACAAGTGCCGTACCAGAAACTGCCTCATTACCAATATTTACTGTGCCAGTAAGTCCAGTTTCAACAACTCTTGCACCCGCACCTGCAAGTGCATCACCAACTGCCGTTGTTCCTACAACTCCAGTAACACTAAATGCACATGTTCCAGTGACTGTAGGAGTTTGAACAAGAGCCGATGCAACGTTAGTAGCTGGTGTTATGGTTTGCCCTACATCAGCAAATACACCACCTCCCCATATGTGCGCTCCCCAAGCATCGCTACCCCAACCAGATAGAAATCCAATTGTGGCTTCGAAACCAGTGACACCAAAAGATATAGGTATTTTAGGTAATACAGTACCAACGGAAGCAGTTACAGATATACCAGTAGGAGTGATGATAAAAACACTACTAGCTGCTACTGTACCAACAGAAGCAGTGGCTTCTAAACCAGTCTCTATTACTAAAGATCCAGCGGTAGTTCCTTCATCACCAACGGCTGTTGTACCAGCTACACCTGTAACAGCAAAAGAAGTGTTACCAATGCCGCCCCATCCAATAGCACCCCAAGTGCCTTGTCCCCAGCCGTTAGCCATAAAGGTTTAGCCTATGCTATACGGATAATAGCGTTTGAAGCGTCCGCAGTTGGAAACTGTATTGTAAATGTACCAGATGTTGATGTTTTATTAGATGTAAAATCTAAAACACAAACAGCTTTATTACTGTCAGAGCTATTATATATCAAAGCACCCATTGCAGTAATTGTTGCAGTTGTAAAACTTAAATCATTAAAATCTGTAAAGGCAGTAGTACCAGATGTTGTTGGATCTACTCTTGTTAAACTTCCACCACCAGTTGCGTATGTTCCACTTGAGGCGACCTCACCAGTTGTAGTAAACGCAGTTGTTGTAGCTCCTAATGTTGCAGTTGTAGATGATTTACCACCAGAACCTTCTGCATAAAGTGCTAACTTAAAAGTGTCTCCACCAGAGTTTTTAAAATTGTGTACACCTTCTAATAACTCTTTTTTGAAGGAAGTACACATTGCTTGTGCTATAGCCATATTAGAGTCTCCTTATATATTCAGCCGTTTCCTTTTGACCACTTGATCTTAAAGCTTGAATTATAGTACCACGCTCTTCCTTTCTTGCCAAGAGGAGATAATGATACAAAACATTCTTAAGATGTTCTCTAAATTGATTAGCTTGTTGTCTAACATGTGGAGGTGCTTGATCTGATATACTAACTATTTTATCAACTGCTAAATCTGCTATCTGTTCATTTGTTAAACCACCTTTATCTGAAGTCATTACATTTACTTTTCCAGCTTGTGATACTCCTACGTTAAACATCTTTTTTCTCCTCAAATGTTACTCCAGGTATATCCTCTCTACCAATTATATTAGGCGTTGCATCTAAGGGTTCTGGAGGTTCTAGTTTTGATTTTTTAGTAATTAACATCTCACCTTGTGTGGTCGTAGATACAAGTGGATCTTCTAATCTGTGATACCCGTATAATTTTTGCTCGTCTGAAACATTGGTGTCTAATAAAGAAGAATTGTTTGCTATGTGTAATTTTATTCCCTTAGATACTGCAATTGCTAACCAAAACTCACAACAAGCTCTTCCTGCTTCTGCAAAGTTTATTGCTTTATGTGTAAAATCTATACCATATAAATGTAAATCACTAACTTTTTCTGCTATCGCATAAGCTAATGCATAAGCCACAGTGTTATTTAAATATGCGTATTTGGTTTTTTGTAAAACTTCTTGCAATGGATACTCAACAACATCTGGACATCTTTCATCTAATGTACAAGAAAATATAGGAACATTAATCTTTGTCTTTAACCTATCTGCCATTATATTAGTTTGTTTTCCTGCATTAGGTGTATCAAGAAATCTAGATGGAGGATCCATCATAAAACATTTATCATGATATATAACTCCAGACATTGCGTTTATTGCCCAGACTTCATCAAACTTTTCACTTCTAATTTTGGCTAATATGTACTCTGAAAAACTATTGCCAAGACCGACAATAGCTATACTTTTATTTTTTAATTTCATTATGTTCTTGGTTGTCTAACTAATCCATCTCTATAGCTATCCGAGTAATTTCTTCCTTCTGCATAATTTTTCAATCGTGCAAGAGATTCTCCATATCTAGATGTATAAAGTTGGATTAAGTCGTTTTCCCCTTTCATAAACGTATACGCTTCAACTAAACAAGCGTACAACAATGCATCTGGTGCATTTGTACTTATCCATGTTGTACCAGAATCGTCTGTTGTTAACGATGCTGGTCTGTAAAAATAATGTAATTCAACTGCAAAACTACTGTTTGGTGTTGGTGCTACAATAAAATTATCAACGTCAAATTGAGCATAATAAATAGGAACACCTGTAACAGATGGGTCTGGACTATATTCTTGAATAAAATTCACATCCTTCTGAAGAAGAAAAATATTTGAACTATCTTTTACAAAAGATAAAGAATGCGCTGCTAAATAATCACTTGGTTTTTGTAAAAATTTATTTCCACTTGTCATAGTTCCAGTAACATTTTTTCTAAAATAATCTAGATCTACAGATTTAAATATTCTTTCTTCTGCATTTTTTATAAAAAAAGGTATCTCAGCTACAAATGTAGACTCATCATTCTCTGTCCATTCTTTTATAGAATCTGTCAATGTTGTTAATGTAAAACTCATGATACACTCACTGTTACTGATCCAACTTCACCAATAGCCTTTGGTGTAGCATTAAAGACTAAAGTATTTAAATCAAAAATTGGTATCTCTATTTTTTCATTAATAAATTCTACTCTAGGTTTAGGGTTTCTTAAAGCTTGTGGATCGGGACCTACACGAATTGGATCTAATTGTGGGTGTTTAGGTTCATACTCATCATATCCAACAGTCAAACCATTCCATTCTTTTCTCATATCTTTTAATTTATAACGAAAACCAGAACGTTCTGAATATCCAAATGCTCTTTTATTACTAGCAAATCTAGCCATTAAACCCTCAAGTATTTAATATCTGGTGTAAGTTTAAGTGGCACTCTATCTTCATCCTCATCACTTGCTCTTTGAAATTCTTCTTCATAAACACTTTTTAGAATTTGTATTCTTTCGGGTGCTTTTTTCATTGATATATAATAAGCAAGTCCTGCAACTAAACAAGGTAAAAAACGAAAAGGAATGTCATTCGTATTCTGTAAGGTATCTGCATCTTGTATTCTACGGACATAATAATAAATTAAACTATCAGAACTAGAATCTGGAGTAGGCCACAAAATAACTGAGGGTGTTATTTTTCTGTCAAAATAATATTGACTAGGTCTACCACTTTGATCTTTATTAGGTAAGTTTAAATAATCACCTCTAGACATTCTTGATAAACTAAAATCAGTGCCACTTCTTCTTATAACAACCTCTAATAAGTCAGTGTGATCTGCATTAAATGTATAAGATGCAGTGCCAGAGGTTAAAGCTTGAGTGTTTTGTTCAACAGTCCAAAGATTTAATCCTCTGTTTGCCCATTCAGAAAACATTATATTTAAAGATCTTCGTGCAGTTCTTGCATCGTATCCAGTTCTCATCTCTAGACCACAACGCTCATAAGCCTCCTCTATAGCCTCTCCTACATCTAAATTAAAATCTCTTGAACTAGATGTTGTCATATCTTAAGCCATTTTTTTCTTGTTACTGGCTTTTTTCTTTTTCTTATTTAAAAAAGCCTGAAGACCAGGGTTAAGTTTACCTTTTGTTTTAGACGTAGTTTTGTTTTTTACCTTTTGAATTGCTTTGTTTAACTCAGTTTTTTTATTTAAAGCACCACCTAATCTTTTCTTGATTGTTGGTTTAGCTTCAAGTTGAATTATTTTATCTTCCAATCTTTGAATTTTTCTTGTTAATATATTTTCATTTTTCATTTTATCAGCAATTTGTTTTCTTAAACCAGACATAGTTTGTTTTGTTGTATCAGGCATTATTTCTTTCTCCTCTTAAGTGATTTAACTCTTCTTGGTTTACCCGCTGGTTGTCCTAATCTCTTCTTCTGTGCTATCCTACTACGTTTTTCAGCCGCTGTCATCTCTGATGCTGTTTTTGGTGTTTTCTTAGAAATACGTTTAGTTGGTCTACAATAAGGAGTGCCTCTTTTTTCACCCTTTTGTCTTCCACACTTCTTACCAGTTCTTTGATCTTTCCAATCTTCCTTGAACCATCTTTTAAGTGCTAAACCAGCTTTTGTTTTTCTAACTGCCATTATGCGTAAAACGTTTCTTTTCTTCTCATAACAACACCACAACCACGTGCTATGTTTTTGTTTTTAGTAGCACGTTTTCTGTTATTTTTTGGCATGGTTGCGCCACCATTGTTTAACATAATTACGCCACCTTCTGCTTTTTTCTTTGTCTTTTTCTTTTTGCCACCAGTGCCATAGTTTGCAGCACCAACTTTTCTACATTTAGCAATTGCTCCTGATGCATAAGCTGATGGAAAAACCTTATATCTAGCTTTAACCTTATGATAACATGCGTCTTTTGGCATTATGTTCTCCTTTGTTTATTACAAATGCATGACCATTTTTTATGTTTACAGTAAACACAGTATTTAACTGGACTACCTTTTACTACTTCTCCTTTTTTTAGCGGCACAATGTGCTCTTTCAGAAAATCCTTTAGGTCGTTTGCAATCGATCTTTCTCTTCCTCTTGGCACTCCACTTTTTCTTTCTTGGTGGATTGGTCACTTGTTTTGACATTTGTGACCTACCCATAGTCATTATATTAGTTGCTCCAAACCACTAGCAACTATAATT